AGGGACGTGATTTGTGCGCGTACTGCCGTGCTTGCCTACGTCAATGCCGTGATTGACGGCCGAACGCCGGCGGGACGTTGGATCTACGCCGCGGCGCAACGCTTCTCGCGCGACCTCGAGCGCTCGGACCTCGTCATGTCGTGGCCTGACGTCGAGCGTGTCGCCGAGCACTTCCGCTCGCTCAACCTAGTCGGCGAAGACTCGGGCAAACCCTTCGAGTTGCACCCGTGGCAGCTCTTTGTGCTCGCCAACATCGTTGGCTGGCGCCTGCCCGACGGCCGTAGGCGCTGCCGACTCGCGATGGTGCAGGTCGCCCGCGGCAACGGTAAGACCACATTGATGGCTGGCCTAGCCCTCTTCGACCTACTCGCAGGCGAGGGCCGCCGTGTGCACGTGATCGCCAACAACGAGGAGCAAGCGGAAATCTGCTTGGACACCGCGCGCACGATGGCGCAGCGCCTCGGAGACCCCACACTCATCGCGCGAGCGCACGCGGTGCTGCGCCTCGAGCACGATTGTCAGATGACCGCCCTGCCAGCGCTAGAACGATCGCTTGACGGCCTAAACCCGTCGCTGTGGATCGCCGATGAGGCGGCCGAGTTCAAGGGCCGATTCCTTACGAAGCTTCTCACCACTGGAGCCAAGCGCCGCGAATCGACGGGCGTCATCATCACCACGCCAGGCAGCAACCCCGAGAACCACTACGCGGAATTGGTCAAGCAAGGTGAAGCGATCCTGTCAGGCGAACTCGAGGATGACACGGTGTTGCCGATGTTGTACGGGCTTGACCCTACCGACCCGCTCGAGGATGAGTCAACGTGGGTGAAGGCTAACCCTGGCCTCGAGCACGGGCAGCCCGACCTAGTAAGCCTGAAGCGCTCGTGGAACACCATGAAGCGCTCGGCGATGGGGCGCGGCGAGTTCGCCCGCTACCACGCCGCTAGGTGTGACGAGAATACGGGCGGCTGGCTCGATATGAGCCTATGGCCGGGTGGGCAGCGCATTGACTGGGAAGCGCTGAAAGGCAAGCCCGCATGGGTTGGCCTTGACCTATCCAAATCGTTGGACATGACCGCGATGGTTGTGGCCGTGCCGCTCGACAACGGCCGCGTGGCGCTGCGTGGCCATTACTGGTGGCCGAGGGCCGAAGTCGCCCAGCGCGAACTGGACTACCGCTACCCGATCCGATCGTGGGCTTCCGATGGCAAGATTACATTGACGCCAGGCCGCGAGATTGATTACGACTCAGTGCGCGCTCAGATCCTCGCGGTGCGTGACGAGTTCGACGTCAAGGCCGTCGGCTACGACGCGTGGGGCTCGAAGTACTTGGCCGAGCAACTGCAAGCCGATGGTGTGCCGCTCGTGGTCTACCGAATGGGGATCGCGACCTTCGGGCCAGGCTGCAACCTCTTTCAGAACCTATGGGCGGGTTCGCGCCTCGTGATCGGCGATGACCCGATCTTGCGCCGCGCGTGCGCCGACGCGCACGCCAAGCGCGATCAGAATGGAAACATTCGGCCAATTAAGTCGCGGGAATTCTGCGCCATCGATCCGCTCGTGGCGTCCATCATTGCGACGCACGTTTGGGGTGGCGCGAAGCGCTCGGTGTACGACGAGGAAGCCGAGAATTATTTCAAGCAATAGCGTTTAGGTGTAATGCTGCACGTTTGCAGTGTGCCAAATACGCCAATGCTGCGTGGATTGTTGCAACGATGGCTCGGCCACTGGGGAACGCATGGCGTCCTCCTTCCCACGGGTTTCGACTCGGTGGGGATGCCCACCATTACGCCGGGCACGGCGCTCGCATATACGCCCGTCTACCGCGCGGCCTCGCTCATCGCCAACGACGTTGCACGTGTACCGCTCGACGTGAGCGAGCGCACTGCAAACGCTCTGCTTCAACAACCAAACCGCTGGCAGAATGGCTTCGAGTTTCGTCGGTCGCTCACGATGCAAGCGCTTTTATACGGCAACGCGTTTGCCGTGATCAACCGCACGCTCGGCGGCGAGTTGCTTGAGTTGTTGCCGCTCGATATCGAAAGCGTGACGCTTGACATCACCAAGACCGAGCCCGTTTACAAGACGCGGTTGTACGGTGATGTGCCGATGTCTTCAATGCTTCACCTGCGAGCCATTGGGCTTGACGGATTGTGGGGTGAATCGCCAGTGCGATTGTGCCGCACGTCTTTGAGTGTGCTCGCATCGCAAGAGCAAGCGCAACTCGAGGTAATGAAAAACGCGGGTAACCCGAAGATAGCAATCGTGTCGCCTGGACCGATGGGCGCGCCCGCGCGTCAAATGGTGCTCGAAGATTATATGAAACACCACGCGGGCGCCGCGAATGCCGGCAAGCCGTTGGTGCTTTCTGAAGGTATGAAAGTCGAGCGTATTAGCAGCACGCTCGATGACGCTGGCATTGCGGCGGCTCGACGTTACAGCGTCGAGGACGTCTCGCGCATCTACGGAGTGCCGACGTCGTACCTGAGCGAGCACAGCGCGAACGCCTATGGCTCGATGGAATGGCTGTCTCGTATGTACGTGGATGCGTGCTTGCAGCACTGGTTCAGCACGTGGTCGGCCGAAATCGTCGCGAAACTTGCACCGTTTGGATCGGCGACGTTTGACGCTGACATGATCTCGCGTCCGTCGCTTGCGGAGCAAATGGCTGCACTACGCACTGGCGTTGAGTCCGGAGTAATCACGCGCAACGAAGCGCGCGAGTACCTGAACCTTTCGCCGCTCGATGGTCTCGATGAGCCCATCATCGCGAAGAACATGGGCACGGGCGGCGGCACTACAAACGCAGGCAGCGACACGAGCGCAGGGAGCGTAAATGACTTCGCTTGAACGTCGCAGCGTCACCATCGGTGCACCAGCGGGCCGCACGCTCGCAGGCCTTGCGATTCCATACGGCAAGTGGTCGCGTGAAATCTCCGAGCCGTTCAACCCGCAATTCAAAGAGCGCATCGCGCGTGGCGCTTTCGGTGACCTCGCGGGCGCTGACATCAAACTGCTCTTTAACCACAACGCGAGCGCGTTGCTCGCACGCACGCGCAGCGGCACGCTCACGCTCAACGACACCGCGAGCGGACTGCGGTTTACCGCGGATATCGCCGAGACCAGCATCGGCAACGACGTGCGCGCGTTGCTGGAGCGCGGAGACCTGAGCGGAGAGATGTCGTTCGGGTTCTACGTTGATCGCGACGAGTGGAACCCACGACGCACCGAACGCACCGTAACCGCGGCTCGACTCGTGGAGTTGAGCGTTGTGGTTGACGCTGCCTACGGCGACAAGACCTCATCGAGCCTGCGGAGTGTTTCCGCGGCTGCCATTGAAGCCGCGGCGCTGCGGCTCGAGATTCACAAGCACAGGATGACAAGCCATGTCTGAAGAGTTGAACACGATTGAGAACACCGTCCACGAGTACCGCAAGACCCTTGAAGGCTTCGCCGCACGCACGGGCGCGAAGACCCACCACGTTGAGATCCGCGGAAGCGGCGAAGAGCGCGAGAAAATCGCGCGCATTGACGCCGACCTCGACGCCGTCGAGCGTGCAGCAAACGACCGTGCAGCGCTTCGCGCTGCGCAAGAGCGCTTAAAGGCGCTCGAAGAAGAGCGCTCGCAGCCGCAGTTCAGCGCTCGCGCTCCGAAGGTTGCCGACGTCAAGCACGATCTCTCGAGCCCTGAATACGCCAAGCGTTGGCTCTCCGCCGTCGCACGTGGCGACCAAGCCGAAATGCGTGCGCTCTCAACGAGCACCACTGGCGCCGGCATTCCGACCGACCTTGAGCGCCGCATTGTCGAGCGTATGTACATGGCGAACGTGCTGCGCACGATGGCGCCTGTCACGTCCATCGACTCGAAACGGACCATCACCGTTGAAGGCAACCTGCCAACGACGAACCTCGTTGCCGAAGCAAACGCGATCACCGCGAGCGACCCGACTTTCGGCACTGCGATTAGCGTGGTGCCGTACAAGTACGTTTGCGCAACTCAGATGAGCCAAGAGTTCATCGAGGACGCCATCGGCCAAGGCGGCATCGGCAGTGGCCTTGATTGGGTCGCGTCGCGCATCGGTCTTTCGATGGGCCTCAAGATGGAAGAGGCGTACACCATTGGTACGAACTCGAGCCAGCCCGAAGGCATCGCAGGTTCTTCGGCGAGCAGCAAGATTACGACGGCGACCCAAGTCACCGACTTGGGTGGCGCAGCGATCACGACGGTGACGGGCGACAACGTCATTGACACCGTACACCTTGTCGCTCCGCAGTACCGCGCCTCGCCGCGTTTCTCGTGGTTCTTCTCCGATACGTTCTTGCGCGTCGTTCGCAAGTTGAAGGTGAATACGACCGACTACATTTGGAAGATTGGCGATAACGCTGGTCTCTCAGGTGGCGTGCCCGGAACGATTTACGGCATTCCGTATCGCGTTGGTCAATACGTCCCGACTGCAACGAGCAACGGCAACATCTTCGCCATCGTCGGCGACTTCAACTACTTTGAGATTTTCGACCGCACTGGCATGACGTCGCTCGTCGATCCGTACTCGGCGGCAAGCACGCACCAAGTCACTCTTTACACGTACGCGCGCACCGATTCCAAGTTGATGCTCGCGAACGCGTTCGCTGCGATCACCTGCTGATATCAGCAGTTTACGAAGCGCTTTTTCTTACCTCGCTCGCGGTGGGGGGAAACCCCCATCGCGGGTTTAAATGGCAGTCACACTTGCAACCGTCAAAGCGGCGCTGAAGATCGACTACAGCGACGACGACACCGAGTTAACACGGCTCATCGGTGTCGCTACGTCGTGGGTTGAACGCTACACGGGGCTATCTCTTACGCAGGCATCGCGCACGATGTACCTGCGCGACTGGAAGCGCACCGTGTTCGCGGTGCAGCCGTACGTATCGCTTACGTCGATCGCTTACACGAACACGAGTGGCGCAACGGTAACGATGACAAGCGGAACCGATTACTGGGTGGACTTGTCGCAGGATCTCGCCGCGATCGAGTTTCTTGACGAGCCCGCGATGAAAGAGGGAACGCTTGCGACCGTTACCTATGTTGGCGGCTACGCCACCGAGCCGAACGAAGTGGTTCAAGCCATCGTGTCATTGGTTGGCCTGTACTACAACAACCCTGAAGCCGCTCAGCCGGTCGGGCTCGTCGTCGTGCCGCTCGGTGCACAATTCATGCTTGAGCACTTGCGCGTGCGAGGGCCGTTCCGATGATCTCCTCGGGGCTCACACGCTTTCGAGTTGAAGTGATGCGAGCACCTGCGGTGACGTCGCTTGACGGTGTCGGCCGCCGCACGACCGTGTTCACCAGTGCGGGCTATATGCGCTGCGATATGCGCGAAGCGATGCCGAGTGAATCGTTCGTTGCCGATGGCGTCGTGACCGTTGGAAGCATGGAGTTCCGTACGCGGTGGCCGAACATCGCGCGATTGAGCGTGACGCAAGTAGATCGCTTGCGCTACGGCGGCAAGGTGTACCGCATCGCGGGGATTCGCGACATGGACCAACGTCGTCGCGTGGCCATCATCGACGCAGTGGAGGTTTCGTAATGGCCATTGAAACCAAGATCGTCGAATGGCTCGACGCGCAGACAAACGCGGGCTCGCGTGTCTATCAGGGCACACGCTTGCAGACTTCGACCGTTCCAGCGATCACGTTTGAAGTAACCACCGCGCAACGTGCGGTGCTCGGCGCGAGCGCGATTACGTGCCGTTACGACGTGACCATAAACGCAGTTGCCGACACTCCGACGGCCGCGATGACGGTGGCAGCGCAGGCGCGCGCAGCGCTGCTTAGTCTCGGCGCCCTCGATTCGGCATCGGTCGTGTGCAACACGCTTGAAGCGTTGCAGGATCCACAACCCGAGAACGGCGATGAGGTGTATCTCTACGTCGCGCAGAACACTCACAGCATCTACTACGACGGACCATAAGCCATGCCATCACCCACCACCGCAGCC